AAGGGAAGCTACGGTGCCGCACCCTCACTTCGTTCGGGGCGGTTCTCCGAACCGCGAAATGCGTCACCTCGCCACAATGGTGTAAACAATTGAGTAAAGAACGATAGAAAAATGCGCGGCCTCTCCTGCAGTCGTTACCAATAACCTTCAGCGATTCACGAACTCTCACAGAAGGGGTCCGCGCACGTAGCATATATCGTCAAGTAAAGGATGTACTATTTTTCTTTAGAACCGGAGGTTTCTGAAGCAGACTTCGACCTATCTATCTCTGAATCAATAAGCTCCTGTCCGACTTCAAGACCATCGAACTTATCCATACGAGAGAACGAATTAGGATCGAAATCAATTTCAGGGTTGAACTTTTCACCCTTATCGAAATCAGAAGGCTCTACCACCACATCCGGACGACCGGGAAGGACATCAACAGAACCAGAACCGTCAAGAACGGAAAGGATACGCTGACCGCGAGTAACGTAAGCGGGGGGATCTTCAAGTAACCAATCAAGTGCCATAAAATCAATGTATTAACGATTAGACAAACGGGTCGCAAAGGTTTTATTAACGAGGTTCTTCTTTTGAACAGCATAAGACATATTCACGAAGAAATTATCCTCAACATTTGAACTAAAAGGAGAATTAACTTGAGCTAAATCAACGAAAAGAAGGGGATGATAGCTAGCCGCGGGAAGAGAACCGGTTCCACTATAAGTATAAACTGTACGCTGCTGAACCCAATAAGAATAAAGGGGAGCTCCAGAACCACCTTCAGCCTCTGGCCTACTATAGGCCTGGAGCTGACCTAACACCTCATCATAAGAAGAACGAAACTCGTTAAAGCAAGGTTCGGTAGCAAACGAAGTCCCAGGATTGCCATTAAAAGCAAGCCGAAAGGCAGGAACGTCTTGATATCCAATATCGTTATAAATGGGGTTAAAGTAATCAGAACCCGTATAGTTAAGATAGTCCGGCTTAATAAAAGACCAGTAATAAACAGGACGAATACTCAACATGTCAATCATATAGCCAGGCTCGCGAAAGTAGTAAGACTGGCGACGACCTAAACGATCATTGAAAGCGATAGAACCACCTTGCTGTCCAAGAGGTTGATTGCCAGAAAAATTGTTATCCCCGGCTTGATTCATAACAATCTGCACATTAACAGTCTGCGAGGCGCTGAAAAGGAGTTTTGGGCGATCAACATGCTCAATTTTGGAAGCAAAAAACGTTTCCAACCAATCGCTATAACGATTACCTCCAGCACCAAGCAGGTCCTTGTACTCCTGGAGACGAGAAGCAATGGCCAACTGGGGAATGGTAGACACACCCGTCATAGATACAGCAGAATTGGAGCCAGTGGGAATAAGACGACTAAAACGATCGGGATTCGAAGGACATACGGCCATAGGGTGCGCTGTAACGAAATAGGAAATAGAAGAATTACCCGCAGAAGAAGTAGTAGGTAAGGTCTGAGAAATAATACCGGTTGAACCCCAAAGCGAGGAGGACGGGTAGGTCGAAGAAACGGGGTAGCCGCTACTTGAGGCGGAACCACTGCTCAGGTCGGAACGAATTATCTGCGTGAACAAATTACCGCGATTAAAGGTATTATTCGTAGAAGTTAAAGCCGACGGATAAAACTGACTCTCAAAGTAAGCATCAAGGAACTCAAGGCTCCCAAAACACTGTGTGAAAAAGCGGGAATCTCCAGAATTATCGGAATCGAGGGAATAAGCAGAAGCAGCATAGCGAAGTTTGTTAGCGAAGGGCCAAGCGAAAGAGTAAAGTCCCCACTGCGAATAACTATAGTAATTGCGGACGATATCCCAATAGGCTAAATACGAATCCGCATTACTCCAACGATCCATAGAAGTGTTAGCAGGAAGAGACACGGAAGAAGGAACGGTGGGTATACCGGTAGTGTACTTATTAGCGATACGCAACCAAGACATCAACGAATTAGTATAAGCTGCGCCGAAAAAATCAGCATTCAGACTACCCGATTGAGGCTGACAGGAGGCGATCCAATTAAGACTCAAATCATTCATGTCAAACTTACTGCTATTCGTCCGCATCTCGGGATGGTACAGCTGAAGGGGCACCCAGAAACGATGCAGGCGAACAGTATAAGGATTAAACGTCGGAACAGCGAGAGGATTACTACGAACGTCGATACCCTGCTCAATGGACACACGGTCTCGAGCGTTGATAAAATCAATTCTCACCGGATACAGAATACCTGGTGTGCATGTAAAAGCTTTACTCTCAGGAACATCGTAGCGAGAGTAGCCGTTTACAACATGTGAAATGAAAGGTTGTTTTCCCATAAATTAAGTAATTAGTTGAAGTTTATAATGGTCTCTCCAAAACTGAAGAATATCCAAATCTAGCCAAGTAGGGGGGTCAAAATCGGGCATCTTCCGAGAAGACGCAGAGAAGCGCATCATTTGCTTTTGTTCCCACGTATACGTCTCTCTACAGGATACGGAGGAATTGAGGCCGAACCGTTCAACACACAGAGACACAATACGCTTAACCAGAGGAGACTTGCTGAAACGTGCATAAGAATCAGCAGCGGCAATCGAACGAGAGACTTCGTCCTCTTGTTTAAGATACTTAAGATAGTATCGAGGAATCGAGTAGTTAAAATTGACACCAGTCTTAACATCGTAATAAGACCACGACGAAGTACGGGCAGAAGGGCGAGGCATAAAACCAAGAAAATCACCAACGCCAGCAGATATGAATTTTCGCGTATAACGGCGATGTTGGAGGAGGATAGCCAAAGGTGTAATCTTTCCATTTAAGGTAACGAATTTATCCGAGATTTCCTCGGGGTTAAATTGAATTTGTTTAGTAACATACTTAACGCAGTAGCGGGCACGTTTGTGGGTTGCTTTTGCCAACCACACAAAACCAAGGTCTCGAACAGCGGAGCGAATTGTGTTATAAAGGACGTTCGTGCCAAACAAAAAGCCATGAAAATGTAATCGAGGCTCATTTCCCATTTCTGGGTGGGTACCAAACTCCTGGAAAAAAGCGTGCTTGAACGAATAACCGAGTTTGTGACGTAGGCGTTCATTGAATTTTCGGATAAACCCGGATGGATCAAGCAAGGCCTCGTTATAATACTTCGGAGCAATCGTTATTGTAATAAAAATAGCCTGCAAATTATCAGCCTTACAGCGAGCAAGTTCGCGCTCGAGGCGAACAAACCAATCATTACGCTGACGACGCAGGCAGTCTTCACACTTTCCACAAGGAACCATCAGCCACTGGCGGGCAACGTCCCAGGGACGAAGAGCAAGGGCGGATTTAGCAACATCGGAACCGTTACGACAAGGATTCTTCTTGTCGAAATAACGGCGATTTCGTATCCATATGGGAGAAGAGCAGGCCATTAAAAAAGACTTTCAAGACAATCGAACTTAATATAAGGATTACTAAGACGACAACGAGTTAGGTAGTCATTCGCAGAGGCTTCATCAGCGAACCAGGCAATAACAACTCGCCTTTTACCACGGTATGCGCCAATGGAGTAGCGATGAGGAGCACCATTAACAATGGGGGAAAACCTAGGCCTGAAATCAAAATAATCCATAATTTAAAAACATTACTTAGCATCAATTACTACGTTTCGCCGGCCGACAGCCTTAACGGCTGGGACGCTGCGCGTCTTCGGCCTCCGTGGCTCCACTTCGTTTGGGATATACCGGTAAACCGGTGAATAAAAAAGAGCCCACAGGAGAGGGGCGTCTCCTGGGGCTAAGCAAGTTAAAGAACTCTTCCACCAAGAGGGCGGGTAACCACCTTAGTTCCCTTTCCCTTTTTCTTTCGACGCGCTTTCATCGCAATTAAGTTCAAGATTAAACATAAGAACAATAGTATTATCGAAAAACTCAAAACAGAAGTCAGGTAGAACTCCACAGGTATTAATGAGGTCGGAGACCTCCGAGTGGTTGATGTAGAGCGAATCGCTAATATGCGAACTCTTCAGATAGGACGCGACAGGAGAATTCGCAATAGCATCAAAAGGAATGGGGTCAAACTGGCCGTCTTTGATACGACCTACCTGGACAAGGTCAATTTTAAGGGCCGGGTTAATCCGGCGAATTACAAGATGAATCTGTGTCATAATAATACAATTTAATGTTTCATTTAGAGCTTATTGTAAAAACGCACCCAATCGTCAGAGTGCTTGATCCAGAATTCGAAACCCTCAGGAGTTGAAGGAAATGGAAAAGCAGAGGAGATGAGGGACTCGGGACCAAGGCTAGGCGTACGATAAACATGTTGAATGTGGTCACGCAAGCAATCTCGAAAGGTCTTCGGAGTCGTAGGGATGCGACAATGGTTCGCCCTAAAGGCAGCAAATATTCCTCGCTGGATAAGCCACTCTACGAATGCATACTCCATAACATCGAGTAACAGCTTGTCGTCTGCAGATCGTTCAGTCATTTTCATGATATAAAGGTTATTGGTTTGACAATGCAAATATAACAAAAGAAAATGAAGTTCCAAAAAAAATTAACGTGAACGACGAGAATTGTTGTACGAACTCGAATAACCACTACGATTCATCTCAGTTTTAGCATAACCAACAACATTACCTTTATGATCATAACGAGTAGTCATAGAAGAAGTTGTGGAGTTGGCGGAAGAACCACCGGCAGAAATAGTGCCAGCGGCACGTGACATTCCACCTCGTATAATGCCAGCACCAACAACACTACCAGCGACACCTATAAGGGCCTTCGAAATCTCGACATACGGATCAAGTTTTGCATTACGAAGGGCGATGCGAGCCTGCTCGGGGAGAAACTCAGAAGCGGCCGCTTGATTTATGACAGTTTTATTGTGAAAGTCCTTAAGAGACATAGAAACCTTAAAAGAACGGGGGCCAGGATTTGCACGAACAACAGGATTAGAGCTACGAAGATTCCTTTCGTACTGGGGATTCGGAATCTCAACGTCAAACTGCTTATCCCAGTTATTCGAAAGTTCAAAGGCGGAATCAAGATTATCAAGACGGAGAGATTGAATCACCTCGCCAGCCTGTTCACCGAGAACCTGATTAAGCGCACCCTGGGTATTCATCATAAAAGCCTGGGCGGACATAAGTTTGCCTAAATTATCATTCTCAATACCTAAGTTCTTAACCATTGCAGCAACGAGAGCAGCCTGATTCTTCTTTTCATCAATAGTGCTCAAAAGAGTAGTATCGGAAATGAATCGATTATTCTTTTCTATATCCTCCTGAATCTTAAGAACATCGCGAGCGGCCAAATTGTGAGCAGCAATAGCCGCATCAAGATCGACGCGGGCTCTAGCCATAGCAACATAAAGCTGATTACCAACATTCTGATCATCAATAGAACGAGCCTCGGCCTCATCGCGAGCAGCGGCAGCCTTATTGCGCTCAACAGTAGAATTCACACTCATAGCTTCAAATGCAGTGCCAGCAGCAGCAGAACCAACGCCAGGAGGTAAAGGACTAGAGAAATCGAACGAGCCGCCCGATGGGCCGGAAGCACCTACAGAACCAGTTGAGCCACCGGACATAGTGGCATTGACGCCAACGCCTGAAGAGCCAAGAACAGCAGCAGGCGAAATACCGGCTTTGAGATAACGATCGAAAACTTTCGAAGGGTCATTATAGGCATTTTCGTAGTCAAACTGCTTCTGCCAGTTAGCATAGTTGATTTCACCTTGTTTTTGCATCTGCTCCAAAGCATACTGCTGTTGAAGCTTCATTTGCTTCTGCTGATATTTCCATTGTCTCTTGAGCGAGGGCTTGAATAAGCCAGAGGCAGCCTGACCGCCGGCAGAAATGCCTGCAGCGCCGAGTATAGCACCTGTGGAAACAGGATCGACGTAGGACTTAAAATCAATAAGTCTCATATTACGGAAGCGAAAAATTGTTCGAGCGAATAATGTAGTCTACGCGAACAGTGTCAATATGAACACCTGTCCGAGCAACCTTGGCTTGTGCGGAACACGAAGCAAGGAAAAAAGCCGAAAGAGCAGCGATTATAGACGAAACGAGCGTCCAAAAAGCCTTCGATTTATAGAAAGGTTGTTTGATGTCTGACATGATATTAAAACTTTAAGGGAAGCTACGGTGCCGCACCCTCACTTCGTTCGGGGCGGTTCTCCGAACCGCGAAATGCGTCACCTCGCCACAATGG